CCAGTGCCATTTGATCCTACATCTTTAGGATCGGTACCTAATGTAAGCGTTGCTGTAGCACCATTACTAAAAGTAATAGTTGGTTCAGCAGCACCATCACGTAAATACCCGCCGCCACCGTGACCATCAATAGTTACCCCTGTAACATGATAATAAGTTTCAAACGCAGGTCCAGGACCCGTATATTCTGTATAAACTACTGTGGCTGTTGCTTGTTCCCATTGCACTGCTAGATATAAGTTTTTATAAATCTGTTTTAATATTTCTGTTTCTAGCTCTTTTATACCATTATAGATATCACGTAATGGATATGGTAATCCGCTCATGCAACCAAAAAAGTTGCTCATAGTAAATGTACCATATACACCACTACCCAATGCTGTCAGAGTTTGTGCTATCTGTGCTAGTTGTAAATCAACAGGTACATCGCTACCACCTACGCCCGGCAAACCAAATGTTGTTTCATTGTTATAAGCTACTTGTGCAAAATCTTTAAGTTTTACTTGTTGTATATTTTTGATTTGCATCATTGATGTAGCAAACGCGCCGGCTAACACCGCCTGATCATCAGGCAATATACCTTCTAGGTAACTGTCATAACCTTTTGGTGGAATCTGAAAGTTAAGTGGTTGCTCACCGTTTGCGTTTTGAGAAGGTTGTTGTACAAATGACATATTATTTCTTCTCCATTGCATATTTGTCATTGATAGGTACATTATGGTGTAATATGTATATCCCATCAAACTCGCCGGCCCAGAAACTATTGTTACCGGTATCTATAGCCCTAACAAACTTATGGCCAACTTCTTCTATCTTAGTGACTGTTTCCCATGTTTTAATATTGTTACGAGAGACAGCAACTTTATTACCTTCTAGATTTACTGAGCTTACTACTCCGTCTGTTAATGTTGGTATAGGCGCTGTAGTTGAACAGACTAAAGTTGCGCCTGATTCAGTTATTATTCTAATGCATGGCTGTATCTCAATACATGCCATCCTAATGACACCGTTCCTGTCTTCTAATGTTGATTCATTGGCAAGTTTAATCTTGTGACCGGGCATAACCTGCCATGCATAACGTATAGGACTATTGTTATATAGATGTTCGTCAGTTAGCGGTAACCAGCTTTCTAATACTACGCAACCACCTCCTCCGCCGGTCTGTGGTGGGGGGACTGTAGGTGGAATAGTAGGTGGAGTAGATATCGGTGCGCTTGGTGTATATGGTACCGGGGTCTCAATGATGGCTTCAATCTGCTTGATATCCTCTATTACAGGTGGTGGTTCAACAATAGGAGGTTCTCCTGGAGGAACTATAGTGCCTACTTGTTCTTTTATCTTAGGCGCTATCAACTGTGGATTAAGTTCTTGTTTAATAAACAATAGATAGTATGTTTTGCTATTAGTAGGTCCTGGCTCAGTATTCCATACTGGAACAGTTAAGCTAGTATAACTGATAGGAAAAATCTTTTTAACACTTAACAAATCTGCTAATGATGTGAGGTTTCGTGTCTTACAGTTTAATGATTGTAACACTTCTAATAAATCAGTTCCTGTAATAAACAAAAACGCACTGTAAATCTTTTGCTCTTGCTCTTTACTAACCGGAGTTAAAAGACCTGTAGATATACCTTCTATATCGCTAACACTTAGTTCGGCAGCCAATAATGCTAATGAAACAGTTTTAGACAGTGCTTTATTTTTGTATAAGGTTTTAAGTAAATTGCTAGGCAAACCAAATGTATTGATGTACGATAAGTCTAAAGCCTTACCCAAGTTTAATAAGTCTTGACCGAATCCTCTGCTTGATAATGTGACCCCTGTGATGTCACCTGTTATCAAGTCATCCATATTACTATAGATGCCTTTAAGGTAAGTTTTGCTATTTTGCATAGCGAACAAAGCTTTATTGCTATAGTTTACAAAACTATCTGCTGATAAAAATGATGATGTAAACTCTTTAAGTTGCACAACATATTCTGGATAAATAAGAGTGGGGTCGTCTGGATCCATGCCTATCTCTTCACCGTTCCAGTTAAACTCATTCCATGCTTGTAAGGCAAGTAATCGTATCCATCCCCATTGGCTAGCTCCTATGTTAGGATTGGGGTCTTCCCCTGTACACTTAAATGGAAACCAGGTAGCCTCCTGTCCTTGACCAAGATACTCAGGTAATACTGGCGGGTCATATGGTGGATCAGGCTCTGCCCCGTCGCCTGGTATAGGATATCCTGAAGTCGCTTCACCGTCCCATACTCCTGAAGGATCTTCAATCAAATATGTAGGAGGCGCACTATTTCCTAATGCTGCTATTCTGCTTTGTCCTATATTGATTAGATTTTCGTAAGTGTCTTTATCTACTGTGGGCAATCCTGGCCCTGTTGCTCCGCTTGCATCACCTCTATTGTATGCATCATTAATAGCATAAGTTAACCATAACAAACAGGTATCATTAACTATGCTGCCGGGACTATATTGACCGTTAGTCCTACTTACACCGAAATAACCTTGAGCAGTAGGGTTGATATAAAAGCCGGCATTCTGTAATAATGTACCTAATACATTTATTCCTAACGGGCTTTGCTTACCTGTATCTGCCATAGTTTAAGGAACGAATACGTCATCGCTTCCTTCTGCGATTTTATGGCCACATGTGTTAGGACTTCCTTCTCGTAATACAGGGCAGAACTCTGCAAACACTGTGGGACTTCCTTCTGTGGTTTTAGCTTGTTTATGGGGAGGATGCGGTTTTTTAGCGAATGGTTCATGGGGAGTAATCTCGCTAACATGCAAACCTACTTTTATGTTGTTTGCAAAAACTGTGTCAGCTCCTCTTATGATTTTACCGCCGGCAGAGTTTCTGTCTCCCATTCTGCTAAGTTTTGGCATAGTTTACCCCAATATAACTTTTTTATCAGGTACCTTTAGTCCTGTAGTCGCCTCTATATATTTGCTGCGTACATTTTCATCGGTTTCAGCAAACAAACATACGTTATCAGTATTTAGCTTGACATTTCCGCGTGTATTATAGGTAAACATGCTAGGTACTAAACCTAATCCACCGCCCGAACTTGGGCCTATGCTGACCGGTTCAGTGATAGTGACATGTGGTAAACTAACATCAACCACTTTAGCTACGATCTCTTCTCCGCTATTAAGCTTGAATGTAAAAATCTCGTCTACTTTAAGTTCCATTATTTTGTCTCCTTGCTTAAGTATTTTTCTAAATCTTCTAATCCGCCTACATATTTTTCATCAATAAAAATTTGAGGTACGCTACGGACATTTGGTACAACATCAAATAGCTGTTCACGATTCCATCCAAATCCTAGCTTTCTTTCTTCAACATCATACCCACGGTTCGATAATAAAGTCTGCGCCGAAACGCATTTAGGACAGTCAGGCTTGCTCCATATAATAGCTTTCATTTTTTATTCTCCTTGTTGTATGTATTATAGATTAGGTAGGTCGTCGTAATTTAGCTTGTCACTCATCACGCCTATCACATAGTTAGTGCTTTCGTTTTCTTGTAGTGCGGTCTGTTTCTTGCTTGTGTCACTATGCTTGTTGAACCAAGGTATAGGTGTGACTTTGGGTGCCGGTTGAGTATACTTGATGCCGATTTCTTTTAATGCGGTATTGGCGGTATAATCAACAAAATCTTTTAGAATATTTGCGTTTAGACCGATAACACTACCCTTACTGAATAGATATTCAGCCCAGGCCTTTTCTTCACGTATCACATCCATATACAATGCATAGACCTCTACTTCGCATTCTTGCTTTGCTTTTGCGAATCGTGGATCTTCTTTTACTACTTGATTGATGATCCAAGCAGTCCATTCTTTATGTAATATCTCATCTTGTAATATCAAACTGATAATGTTACCATTACCGATAAACATCTTGTTCTCAACCATAGCAAGGCTAGTTGCAAAACTGACCATGAACCTAAATGCTTCTAGTGCATAACTTGCATTGAGTGCTAGCCAAATAGCCTTGATATGATCACTTTCTTTAATCTTCTCACCTGCTTCTTTGCGGCAATTGATTAGATGCAAGTCATCATAATACTTGCCTACACTACTTGCCATATCAACGATTTCTTTAGTATCGTGAATCGTATTAAAGATTTCTTTAGGAACATTATAGATGTTACGAATGATGTGACTATATGAACGACTGTGAATGTTTGTCTCAAAGAATGTCCAGTTATAAACCAATGCTTCTAATTCTGGCAATGATATCACCGGTGTGAATATCTGACTAGGACCGCGCCCTTGCAAACTATCAAGTGCGGTTTGACGTAGTAGATTACTAGTAAAGATATGCTTGACAGCATCACTTGCGTCTTTGAAATCGTTAGCATCTTTTGTTAGGCTGACTTCTTCTGGCACCCAAAAGAAACCACGTGCTGTTTGTTCTAGTTTCTGCACCTTGTTATATTTGACTTCTTCAAATCTTTGTATGGTTACAGGACCACTAGGGTCAAGAAACATCTTGCGATTAAGATAATCTGTTTTTGTTTTTAGGTTATATTGTTCTTTACTCATAGTTTACAACTCTCGCAATCTTCTTCGTTTGCTATCTCTTCAGTTTGTGTTATTTGTTGTTCTTCTACTACTTTGGCGCCAGCCTTATTGATCAGGCTATAATAAAAAGTCTTTAGTCCATATTGATGTGCTAACATCAAATTCTTTGCGATCAGTGTTGTTGGAACTTTGCGTTCTGGAAAATATGCTGGATTATAGAACGTGTTCGTGCTGATACTTTGATCGACATATGCGGCTAACACTGCTGCTGTTTTGATATAACCAATACAGTCAGTTTGCTCCCACATGAGTTCATATTTATTCTTGAGTTTATTATACTCAGGTACCACTTGCGTGAAACTACCCGCTTTGCTTTCTTTAGTGCTAATCAAACTCATAGGCAACTCAATGCCATTAGTTGAGTTGATGACTACGCTTGAACTTTCTACAGGGGCGATTGCCATCAATGTAGCATTTCTTACGCCATATTGTTTCATCTCATTTCTGAGTGGTTCCCAGTCAAGTTCAGGTTTGAAGTTTGCTAGACTATTGACACCCTTACTACGTAACTCCCAAGGGAATATACCTTGACCATAACGTGTCTTGTCGCTGTCAATACACTTGCCACGTTCTTTAGCAAGTTCAACTGTAGCTTCTGTTAGATAGAATGCTTGATGTTCCATCCAACTCTTTACTTCTTGTAGACTGTCCTTCTCGCCATATTTCATACCACGCTTGGCGTGCCAGTATGCTAAATTTGTTACACCAATACCTAGTGGTTGTATCTCATCGTTACTGAGTTTGCTTT